TTGTAGATGCGCGGGGTTTGCTTGCGGAGCTTCGGGCCGGGCTTGTCCGTGTAGCGCGAGTAGAACCCGTACTCTTGCGTTTCGAGGCTGCGGTAGGTGTCCGCTTGCGAGGTTGGGGAGAGGTCGATGCCTTCGGCGTTGGCGGCTGCGTCCATTGCTTCGTATGCGTCAGCCGCACAATGATGAAGTTTGCCCTTGCCTTCAATGCCTCGTAGCAGCGACGGATCGAGTTCACCTGGCTTGACTCCTTTGAGGTGCGAGCAGAGGACGACTTTGACGACCGGGTATTTGTCTGCCACGGGTCACGCTTTCTTGCCGTTCGAGAACGCTTCTTTGATTTCTTCGGCGGTCAGGTCGCCGTCGACCGACGCGGCCGCAAGCTTCTGAATGACTTGGACGCACGCCATGATGCCCGAGAGGATCGCCGCTTTGGCGACGCTGACGCCGATGACGGCACCGCCGGCGATTGCCGGGAGGGCGTTGGCGAGGAAGAGTGAGAAGAGTCGTTGGCCGAGATCGAGGGTCTTGGCGATGAAGGAGTTCTGTTTGATTTGCACGTCAGTTGTCATCTCCGTCTCCCTGTGTTGCGGTTCCTGCCAAGTGTAGTACCAGCGCAAGAGCGGTGAAGAATAACGCCCAGTTCTGGGCTGCCCCGGACAGCGTCATGATCGTAATGCCGGACGCGCCGAGGGTGAACCCCAACGCCAACATCTCCCGACCCAGTTTGCTGAACATCACTTCTCTCGTCTACGCAGGGTCGTACCGACGGCAACAAGTGTAGAAGAAACTGCGACGAGCGTCCTTCTTTCGCTGACCGGAATCGTCTGGCCGACCATGATGTACGAATCGAACACGCCCGCGAACACGTTCACGTTCTCCTCGAACTGTTCGCGCACCTCAGCCGGGGCGTCCTGCACCGCCGCCACGATCGCCTCACCCTGCTCGGGTGTGAGCTCCTCTTCAATGACTGCCTCGAAGATGGCGGCTGCTTCCTCGACCGTTGCCTGGGCAATCACTTGTGAGTCGGTCGCCAGGGCGACGGCTTGACTCGGCGTCGGTTCAACGGGTACGGCTACCGTGGCTGGTTGTGTTGACGGTGTTGGCTGTGGCAATCGTGGTGGTTCCGTCGTTGTTGTGGTTGTCGGTTCTGGCACGGTGGTTGTCGGTTGAGGCTCATCAGGAACGGTTGTCGCAGGAATCGAGGGAACTGGAAGAGTCGTAGCCGGCGGCTCCGTGGTCGTTGACGGCTCGATCGTGGTGGTCGTTGATTCCGTCGTGGTTGTCGGCGGCTCAGTCGTGGTAGTAGTGCTGGTCGTGGTTGCGGGCGGGACGTAGACGCTGGTCGTCGTCGCCGGTGGAACGTACACGGTGGTCGTCGTAGTTTCCGGTGGCTGTGCCTGCGTCGTCGACGTGGTGGTTGCGGGCGGGACATACACGGTCGTCGTCGTAGTCGAAGTGCTGGTTGTGGAAGTCGATGTGGTCGTGGTGGTCTGCTCGACCGTCGTCGTTGTTGCCTCAACCGTCGTCGTCGTGGCCTCAGTCGTAGTGGTCGCGGCGACCGTGGTGGTCGTTGCCTCGGTAGTCGTAGTCGCAGGAACGGTGGTTGTGGTGGTCTGCTCGACGGTGGTGGTCGGGGCGACTGTCGTCGTGGTGGTTGCGACGGACTGGCCGTATGACCAGATGTATCCGTCGCCAGGGTTGCCGTTCTGCCAGTTGATGCAGTCAGCCCACGTCGGGCGTAGACCTGCTTGGAAGTCGGCGAGCGGTTGGAGCATCTGCCATGAACCCGACCCGCTGTTGCAGGTCCAGGTGATGACGGATGTTTGAGCTGTCGAGTGTTTAGGCCAGAGGCTGAATGTGACGGCGGGAATCAGGATCAGCCAGCGGAGGCGGCGACCCATTCCTGATCGTCTTCATTCCAGAAGTAGGACTGGCCGTCGGTCGGGTAGGCGACCGGTGCTTCCCAACGGCACGTCGACTCGTTCAACGTCCACGACGCGAACGGTTTCGGTGCGATGAACGCATCGCGCTCGGCATCGAAGGTGTCGCCGATGGCTGCGTAGTTCTTTCGGAATGAACCTGAGTAGCTGGTTTGCCGCCATTGACCAGGAAGATTCAGAGTTTTTGTAATGAACTCCTGTCCGCGTGATTCCGTGCCTGGGAACGAGAGAGGTGGCTCTCCACAAATGTCGTTCGCGACCACGATGACACGGAGAACCGTGTTGTCTTTGTCAAGTTCTGCGAAGTGTGCCATTGCTCAGCGCCACCTAAGTGTTCCGGACGAAGTAAAAGTGTGAATGTAGTAGCCACCGCTTTGCGTGACCGTCGCTCCGATTGATGCAGCAAGGGTATTTGTGTCTGGATAACGAATCACGATGATGCCGCTACCGCCGTTGCCGCCGTCGCCGCCGCTGCTACCGCCACCACCGCCACCTGCTCCAGTGTTGTCCGCTGCCGCAGTTGCATTTCCGGATGAACCGTTCGTTCCACCACCGGTTCCACCAGTGCCCGGACCAACGCCTCCACCGCCGCCGCCTCCAGCGCGTGTTGTTGATGCCCCAGTTATCGACGAGGCGACACCATTGCCACCGTTACCTCCCGAACCTGCGGCGGCCGCACCACCGCCACCACCGCCTCGGTTGCTTCCGTTTCCGCCAGCACCTCCGAAGCCTTGGTTGGCCGTTCCGCTGCTCGTATTGCCTGATCCTGAGCCTTGCCCACCTCCGCCAGAACCACCATTGTTACCCGATACTGCTCCGTCGTTTCCGTCGCCACCTTTACCGCCGCCAGTGCTCGTAATGCTTAGTGCTCCGCCGATGATTGAAGAGTCGTTGCCGTTCGCACCTCGTTGTGCTGAACCAGTCGCACCTAGACCACCACCACCGACGGTGATTGTGTAGGTCGTGCCGGCAGTGACGGCTACTCGTGATTCGGCTGATGCGCCGCCGCCGCTGTTTTCGCCGACCACCGAGCTTCGATAACCGCCTGCTCCTCCGCCGCCACCGGCGTCACCACCACCGCCACCGCCACCGGCGATGACCAAGTATTCAATCAGTGATGGAACTACTACAGAACTGCCACCGCGAAAAAAGATTGCTGCTGACGCGCTGGTGAAATAAACGACTCCGCCCTCCCACTGCGCCAACGTCGGTGCCGAACCGGCCGAAGAGTTGAGTGTCAATCCAGTCCCGGCCGCAATCGTCTGCGTACCAGAACCGATCGAGTGAATCCAAAGAGCATCACCTGCGGTGAACACGTTGTTCGGGACGGTGACGGTCCCGGCTGAACCCATGTTCTGCACTCGACGCTGACCAACATCGGATGCTTGCAGCGTGTAGTTGGCGGTGCCGGTCGTGACCGTCATGTTGAAATCGTTCTGTTGCAGGGTGGTCATTTGCGCTGCGGTCAGCGTCTGCCCACTTGTGAAGGTTTGCTTGGCCATACGGGTGTTTATCCTAGCCCAACATTGACATCGTCGAGTTGCGACGTATCGAGAATGAACTGTGTCAGGAGCTGGGCTTGTCCGAGGCCGATGACCATTTGATGCAAGCCGGGTGTGATCTGGTGGGCGATGCGTTCGATGAACACGTCCTGAGTGATGGACGCGGGCGACCCGGTCGCGAACGTCTTTGCGACGCTGATGACGTCGCCGATCTCGAAGGCGTCGAGCGTCTGGATTTGTGCGGGCGTCAACCCGTTCATGACGACGCCAATCTCCACGAACCGTGACACCGGGTCCTTGTACTTGTCGACCAGGTTCTGGGCGAGTGTCGCGGCCTGGGTTGCGTCGGCGAGTGGGAGACTGTTGAGGCTGTAGTTCGTGATGCCGTATTGGGTGATCGACGCGGAGTCGGATGCGGTGCCGGTGGCGTTGCCTTGCGTGGTGACGGTCACGGAGTTGAAGAGTGTTTCGGCACCGTAGAGGACGTCGAGTGTCTGATACGGAATGGCGGTGCCGCCGTCAGAGAACGTAGCAATCGCGGTCGAGAATGTGAAATCTATTCTCGGTTGGAACGTCGCGGTGCCTCCGCGGCTGATGAAGAATCGGCCGTCCTCGGATTCGGCTACGGCTTGGAGTGCGGCGGCGACGCTGTCGCCGTCGGCGTAGGCGAACGTGCCGAGGGTTGCGACACCGGTTTGGATGTCGCGGGTGGCGGTGGAGTAGGCGACTTCGGGTCGGTCGAGGATGCGGGTGACGCGGGCGGAGGTGAGTTCTTGCGGCGGGGTGAACGCGAGCAGGGTGGTCTTGGCGAAGCTCGACATGTCGTCGACGCCGACGATGGTGCAGGTGGAGAGGTCGGGTTGGGCGTATTCGATGTCGAGGTCTTGGACGCGGCCGACGAAGAGCGGTTCGGTTCCGGCGGTGCCGGCGTAGACCTGCATGAAGCGGCGCGGGGCGATGCCGAGGTCGCCCGAGTAGTACGGGGAGGCGGTGTTGGCCGGGTCGAAGGAGCGGCCTGATGCGCGGTCGTCGAGGATGATTTGGCAGACGCCTGGCTGGAAGGAGGATTTCAACTGGTCGGTGCGTCCGCGGGTGATGCCGACGGAGAGGACGTATTCGGTGACGTCGACGAAGTCGGTGGAGCCGTCGAGTACGTCGGTGCCGTCGAGCGTGGACGAGTCGAGGATGAACTCGTCTGCCAAGAATCCTGCGTCGAGCAGAACCTTGAGGGTCTCACCCCACGGCATCACCTTCGCCATGTCAGGCCACGCGCATCAACGTGTCAAGCGGCCCCGCCACCGACGTGTACTGATCCAACACCTCGATGATTTCCTTACCCACCTGATACGCGTTCCCACCGATACCAGCCGTCACATTCACCACGACCGAAGCCCCACCGGTTGCGGTCGTACCGCCGCCAGCAGTGCCCGTCGGTGTTGGCGTCGGAACACCGGGTAGCGGCGGAATGTTGAACTGTTTGCCAGCGTCAGCCGCAGCGGCCTTCAAATCGCGATACGCCTGAGCAAGGTCTTTGATTGCTTTCTCCTCGTTGTAGATGGCCTCGTTGAGCCTGAAGGTTGCCTCTTCTTGTTTTTCTTTAGCGGTGTTGACGCTCTTCAATAAAGCGTCGTAGGTCGCGGAGCCTGGGATTGCGCCTTTGACGATTTCATTTAGTTTTGCTTGTGCGTCGGACAGGCGGTTCGTGGATTCGAGTTGCGAATCAGTCGCATCAGCGACACGCAGTTTCGCTTCAGCCAACCGAATCTCAAGTTCGCGAATACGCTGCGGTGTGCTTTCGGGGTCTTTGCGCGCCTCTGCCAATTCTTTTTCCGCATCAGCGACCGCAAAAACCGACTCCTCTACGGCGTAGCCGGCTCGTTCACGATCGCGTTGCGCTTTGGCTAGGGCCCGTTCGGCGTCCTTGGCTTCGGCCGAATCCGACCCGTACCCCGTCACCGCACGATTGAACGCCTCTTGAGCCGTCAACAAATCTGCGTTGGCCTGGTCCAAAGATTTTTGGGCCTGCAACCGATTGCGCTGGGCGTTCGTGACTGAACGCTCGGATGCGGCCGTCTTGTCAAGTTGCTCCCTGTATTCCTTCAATTTTTCGGCCGCGGTCTTCGTCGCCTTCCCTGCCGAACTGGTGACGCTAGTGAAATCGGTTCCGGATGCCGACCCTTTGATGAGGCTCGCTTCAAGTCGGCTGAGACGGTCCGTCGTGACCAAAGCCGACCCGGAGACCTTGAGGAAGGCGGTATCGGTCGCCAAAACGGCTCGACGCAACGCGTCAAATTTGCCTGGTAGACCGGCCGTGGTTTTGGCAAGATTTTCTTCAGCGACATCCAATGCGATGACGACTGCCGAGGATTTGGCGAACGCCATGACGTTGCCGGTGAGAGCAGAAATCGCCGCAGCGACCAAACCGATGTTCTGAACGAGATTGATTGCAGAACCGATTGTTTCAAGGATTGCCAACGTGACTTTCTCGAATGTGTCGATTGCTTTGAGTCCGAATTCCCCGAGCGAGGCGATGGCGATGATTGACGCCTGTTTGAAGCCTTTTTCACCGAGTTGGTCCGCGAAGACTTGTATGGCTGGCAGGACGCGCTCGTTGATGATTGAGACGAACCGCAAGAAGTACGGAAGCAACAGTTGACCGAGCGTGGTGGAGATGTTTTCAAGCTGTGCCTTGAGGATTCGTTGCTGGTTGGCCAAACCATCGGATGTTCTGGAAAAATCGCCTTGTGCGTCGGTCGTTTGCCTGAAAATGGCTTCCGTCGCGGCAAGCACTTTTTGCTGGGAAGTCAGTGCGCCGTTGCCGCTGTAAATACCCATTTCGAGGGCGATTGATTTGAGGGCCGCGTCGTTGAGGAGGACGCCGAATCTGCGGATCGGTTCGGATTCGCCGCGAAGCGCAGCACCAATCGCTTGAATTGCCTCCTCGGGTCGGGTGTTGTTGAAGGAGGCAAGGTCGGATGCCAGGGTGACGAACTTGGTGGAGAACTCCGCCAATGCGGTTCCCGAAAGTCCTGCCGATTTGCCGAAGATGCCGAAGGTGGCCGCGGCGTCAATGGCTTGTTGTTTGGTTTGTCCCAGCGCGGTTGCGGCGTTATTTGCGAAAGTTTGTACCTCTTGCGAGGACGCACCGAAGATTTGATTGCTCTTGGAGATGGTTTCGTTGAGGTCGCTGGCTCGCTGGATTGCGACGAACGCGGCGGCCGAGAAGGTTCCGACGGCTGCTGCCCCGACGGCGGCGATTTTGGCGAAGGCGTCAAATCCGGCTCGCAGTCCTCCAAAGAGTTTGTCCGAGAACTCGTCTTGGAGGATTCGGCCTTGTTTTTGTAGTTTTTTGAATGAGGCTATTGCGTCGTCGGAGTCGCCCAGAATGCGGACTAGAAATGTGCGCTCGCCAGCCATGACACGGCGATTCTACTCCGAGTTGCGGACCGCCTTTTCGAGCCGACCTAGGTCGTCGTAGATCAGCAGCAACGCTTCTCGTTTGGTCATGCCTTCGTAGCGCGACATGTTTTTGGGTCGCGTCCAGAAGTCTTCTCGCATCCATTCAAACGCTTCCCGTGGTTTGGTAACGCCGGTTCGCTCGACGGGTGCTTTGAAGATTCGCGCTGGTTGGGTGATGTCGTTGATTGTCGGGTCAACGAATCGACCGCCGTGATACCGCACCTCGAACGGCGAACCCGCCTCGTGTTGCGGGAGGTAGAACATGCGTGCCGGGTCTTTACAGGCCTGGTCGACTGGTAACCGCAAACGGGCGACGGTTTCTTGCCAGACGATGTGCCACCACTCGGCGGGCACTGGTTCGCTGAACGGGATGACGACGTGCCAGTGAGGATCATCGTCACGATGCGACCATGTGGTGTACGCGCAGTATTCAAAACGGTCGAGGTTCGCCTGGTCGAATCCTTGTCCGTCAAGGTCGGCGACGAAGGCGTGGATGTGGGTGACGTTGGCGTTTCCGCGGGGTTTGCGGTGGCCGTAGGTGACGGGTGAGTACAGGTCGCCGTCTTGTTTTTGTTGCCGTTCTTTGTGGTGGTGCAACAGGTCGACGAACTGCATCCAGTCGTCCGTGATGGTTTTCGGCCATCGGGCTTGCAGGTTGTGGAATTTGACTGCGGAGAACAGGGCGGGCCTCCTTGGTTGTCAGGCTACCGTATCGGCGAGTGTGACACAATTATTTGAAAAGCTCTTGTTTCATGACGTTTCTTATGGCCGTCAAGTATTCGGTTGCGATGTTTTTCTTTTCTTTCCTGACCGTGGGCCAGAAGAAGTAGCCGGATCTGCCACGATGCCGAAGAAACTGGCTGGTTTCCTTGCGGGCACCACCACCGAACTCGGCACCGAAGAACACGTCCCCACGAGTCACTTTTGTCTTGCGGTTGCGATTTGGGCGGCTTTTGGACACGAAGCCCGAATTGTGTGCAAGTTTGATGGTCGGCAAGCGGTCGCGTTGTGCCCGCATGCCCTTCATGACTTCCAAAGCTTGACGTGCCCTGGTGATCGAGGCGGCTTCTTTGACTGCTTCGTTGACGAGGAGTTGCGCCACCGCTTGACCGGCCTTCCGCATCTCCTTGTTGAAATTGGGTTCAATGCGTTGCAGGTCGTTGAGGATGTCGGTCAGTCCCTCGATTGAGATGGCCGCGCCGATTGCTTTCTCGTTGCGTGCCCCGCCAGGGAGGCGTTCGCTGACACGAAAAGCTGAGACTAGAGCCATGTCATTCTCGGTACGGTGTCGGGTTCATTTTCACCATTTTCCATCTTAGGTATGCCTGCATGGTGAACAGCATCCGTGGTGATTCTTGTAGCAGTTGTGACGGTGCTATGCCCGTTTCGCAGGACAAATACGCGATCAGCCAGTGGGCTGATTGCTCTCCAAAGGGACGATCCGGGCGTCTTCGCCACCGAGCTCCAGTTCTGAGACGGTCAGATTCCATTCGTCGAATCCGAGTGCGGTTTGTTTGTTTCGTTTTTCTGTGTGCCAGGCAATCCACGCAAGATCGGACAGGCGTAGTTCGGTGTCCATTTTTGCGACGGATTTGTTGTGCGCGTTTTCAAACGCGATAAAGTCCGCGAACTGTGCGACCACGAGTTTGCGTGTGCCTCCGTCGTAGACGACGGTCATGGGCAATTTCATTTGTTACCTCCGCAGGGTGAAGTGGTTGTTGTTACGCGCCGACGGACTTGGTGATTGCACCCGAAATCGGGAAGGTCACGTCCGCAGTCGCAAGCTCGCCAACCGCTCCGTTGACCGGAGTCCACTCCGTCACCAGCACAGAGAACGTGTAGCTCGGGTTAGCCGAGGAAGCCGCAGCAGTGCCGTTCGGCTTGACGACGCAGGTCACTGCGGTCGAGCCGACGAGCGGAAAGAAAATCCCGTCGATGGCGTTGTAGTCGTTGTGGATGCTGAACGTGACCGAGTTGTCAATCAAACCGGACACTCGCGTCACCGCAGACGACCCGAAGGCGGTTGTCGCGACCTCCGCAGCGGTGGTCGAAAGCGTCAAAGACGCCACGTTCGCCGAAATGTCAGTTCCATTGAAAACGATGTTCGCGTCTTTGAGGACCAGCTTTGCCATGACTATTTGTCTCCTGCCTTATCGGCCTTCGAGGGTTTCTTGACTTCTTCTGCCATCGGCGAGAGGACGCCTGCTGCAATCAACAACTCTACATTGTCAATTCCGCTTCCGTCCACAAACCCGCCCGGCTGAATGCCACTGACGGGAAAAGGACCAGAGACGAGGTATTTCGCCATGTTCTAAGCGTACACGGTCACTTGGAAATCAACGCTCAAATAGGTTGTGTCGTTCGCATCAAAGTTCAAGATGTTTCTAGCGGACGTGCAGATGAGATCCTGGACGATTCCGCCTAGTGTCCTATCGGCTTCGATTGCCGCCCGCACCGATTGACTACCGGAGTAGGACAGATAGCCGTCAAGTCTGTCTTGGGCCGCTCGCTCTGACTGACGTGATACCACGACCTGCACGGTGAACTGATGCACGACGTTCCCCGCGCCCATCGCGCCGTGATACGTCACCTCTTCAAGGATGGGAAAGCAAAAAGGCGGATTGACCTGGTCGGGTTGGTAGTCGTAGACCCGCATCTCTGGGATGGCAGATAGAGCGGTTTTGAGACCGTCCTTGATTTGATTTACTGTCGCGGTCACGCAAACATCCGCATGCGTCGGTACGGCTCAACGAGCTGAGCCATGTCAGGGTCGAGGAACCGAGAGACGCGGATCGCGCCAAGGTCGCCGAAGCCGGCAACGCCGAGCGGCGAGTCGTACCGCTTGAAAATGCGCGACGACTGGATGATGCACGCTTGCTTGACGGGTTCGGGCACGCTCGCCCAACCCCAACGAGCCGTCACCTGCACCAACGCCTGTTCGCCGTAGTTGGCGTTCACGGTCGGGAACAGATAGTTGCCGACCGCACGAATCTTGTCGTATGACCAAGTCAGTCCGTCGAGCACGCCGTTCAACGGTTCGAGTTGGTAGTCGCTCGTCTGCCATGTGGTGTCGAATGTGCCGTCAGCGAACGACGAAGTCATGAGCACGAAACCGGTGGTGGTGTAGAAATCGTCGACGTCGCACACGAACTCGGTGTTCGCCTGGAACACTCGGGGCGTCGCCGATGAGACCGCCCAGAACTGGCGGTTGCAATAACCGTCGATCAGACGCGATGCGGCTCCGACGCAGTTCTCCAGCAGGCCGTCGTCGGCCGTGTCGGCCGTGCCGATACGCAGAGCCGACTTGATTTCAGCGAGCGTGCAGTAGCCGTTGGTGATTGCCATGACGCGTCAATCCTACTCTGGGACGCCCTTCTGAATAAGCCCCGCACGCAATCTCGCCTTGAACTCCTGCGCCTGTTGCTCACCCGCACGGTTCGCCGGCCACGACTGCGAACCAGACCAGCGATGCCACAC